TTGTGTTAATGGTTTTTTTCTAGGTGTAGTCCAAATGTTTTTTGTTTCTGTGTCATAAGTTTTAACAAAAGTAACATGATTTAATCTTGCTTCTTTAATTTTTTTTCCAATAGCTTTATTAAGAACTGTATCAAATTCAGTTTTGACTACATGGTTATATGGTCTTGGCATTTCTCTCTCCTTTGTTTTGGGCAGACTCCTAGCCTACAGTTAATTGCAACTTTTAAGTTAGTTAGTAATTAAGTTTGTGCGTAAATGAATTTTGCATCTTCATTCTCAACACCAACAATTTGCCTAAAAGTTTTGTCATACTTCTTTTTTGCATTAAGAGTATGAACACATTGACGACCTTTACTTTTAACTGGTCGCATAATCTCATCATGCAATTTTTGAAGTTTGGCATATCTTCTAATTAGGCTATTACTCTTTGCTGCCATCCTTGTCTGTCCTTTGGTTAAGTTTAATCCTGGACTTATCAAATTTAATATCCAGAACTTCAATTGAAGCCAACTCACTTGGCTTATCTGACTTTGCAGCTAATTCTGCATTATCAAATTTTTCTTCAAACTTGGTTTGAATTTCGTAATAACTTTCTTTAATTACTTCTTCACTCATCGTCTTAAATCCAATGTTGAATATTCTTTATTAAAATTTAATGTTGGTATTTGTGTGCTTTGTTTATCAGTCATCCTAATTTTACGATGAGCTGCCTTACCTTTTGATATTAAACCTAGCTTAAATAACTCTGCACATATTGCACCAGCTCTAGCTCTGCTAAATGAAAAATGCTCACCAATTTCTTTATAAGTTGGAGAGAATTTATTTTGTTTTATAAAGTTGCTTATAAAAGATAAGCAATCGTATTTAATTTTTGACAAATATATATGTCCATTATTATTCATGTTTGTCCTTAAATAAATTTGTGATGTTTGGTTTAGAAACATAATCAGGAGCTTTTTGTTTTGGACTATCTAATCCTTGTAAATGTAGTTCTAATTTATTGGAATACCAATTAGCTTTCCTTACATCCATTAAACAAGCTTCTGCTGTACTGCCATGTTTTGCACCAAACCTCATTGTGTATTTCAAAATTTGTGAACGCAAGAAACCAACCACCTCTAATGGAGATAGTTGGCTTACGATTGCATCGTATGTTTGAATACTTTTTTGATAATGTTTTGGGTTCACTTCTTCAGACATTATATTGGTAAATCCTCATTGTTATTTTCTGGTTTTTTATAAGGCTCTTTTATTGTGCCTGACATATCAGGTTGTGCAGGATTTTTTTTATCTGTTTGAATCCAAACAGCTACATCTTTAACCACACCATCTACATTAATGTTACCTTGATAGTGAGGATAAGCTTTACCTGCCACATCGTTTTCACTAGGTTTTCTTTTCCATAAACTTATTTTATTATTAAAGTCTGCCATTGTTTTTTCCTTGTTTGTTTTGTATTTGTGATTTTAGTTTTGTGTATTCTGTTTCAACTCTTACATCCTCAATAGGATCTAATTTAATTTCGTTAAGTTCAGACTCAAATTGTTTAACTTGAATCTGATAATTTTTTTCAAATTTATTTGGAGATGTTTCATCTTTAGCAATTTCGTTTAATTTTTTAATCCAATCGTTTGCTAATTTTGTGGTGTCAGTTTTAGGTATAGCTGCAACACTTGGAGCTTTAAATGGTTTAGCTTTATATCCATCATCATTATCTAATCCTGTTTCTAAATTAAGTGCATTAAGAAAAGCATATTTCCTAGAATAAGACATAGCATTACCTGTTCCATATTTATCTAAATTACCTAATGCTGAACAACCATGTATTACAATTTGTTCTTTTGTTTCTGTATCATGTATTGTCATTTCACATTTAACAAAAACATATCTGTCAGTTATGTTATTTTCATAATTACAAACTGGATATAAACCATGTTCATGCAAAGCTTCCATAGCAACTTTTTGGACAGCATCATGCATTAAAGCATTGAAAGGCATACCACCTTTTTTTGGAGCTTTAATTACTTTGTCAGCAGACTGACTAGCCTTGCTTAACTTATTATATATATTAGACATTATTTCCTTTCTCTTTTATTTTTTTTAATTCTTCTGAAAGCTCACCATTAATTTTTCGGTGCTGCTCATTCACATCATCTAATCTTTTTATTTCATCGTTTAATCTTTCAATCTCATTATCTTGAGATAAAAGTTTTGCATTTTTAAAAACTAACTTTTCAATCAATTCTGATTTATCTAAAGTTTCGTAGTGATCTATTAATTCTTTAAAGTCCATATATACCTAGAAATTTATTTTTTAATTCATCAGGAACATTTTCCCACATGAAAGTATTTTTTTTAATATCAGAAACATCTGGCACACATAACCAGGCTAACTTTTCAACATCGCCATCAGCTATTTCTAATTTCTTTTGCCAAGCCACTTCATACATAGATAAAATTTTTAATGCTTGGTCTAAATTTTCTTGCTTTAATTCATCGCAATTATTTTCAGTAAATAATTTCCTATCACAATTACTAGCATAACTTAAAAATGGTGGCAGAGAACATGAGTGCTTGTATAGTGCAATTTGCATTACATCACTAAAGTATGGTCTAGTAGGAACTTTAACATTACTATAAACCCAATCGTCTATTCTATTATCTACAACTGGTTTATCTTTTTTTGGTTTTTTTAATGGACTTTCTTTAGCTGCACCAAAACAATTTTTTAAGTCACCGAAATTTTTAGTACCAACTAAATCTAAATACATTAACCAATATGTTTCTACATTAGGTAGCCAAGCTGTATATTCTATTTCTGCTTTAAATGTTTGAGCTTCTAATTCTGCTAAATTAGATAAGTGATTTTGTGCAGTAGCCTTTAAATTTTTAATAATAAATTTAAATTTATATTTATCTTTATCGCTAAATGGAAAATATGAGTCTATTTCTTTTTGAATTTTATCGCTATTAATTACATCATCTATTGTTTCATAATGTTTTTCAGTTACAAATAATTGCACAACATCATGCACAATGTTGCCACCTTTAAAACTGGCATTGTTTAATTTACTTGTTTCTTTTGGAAATAATATTTTTTTAAATAATCTGTCTGAATGTTTAAGACAAGCTGTAGATTTTGAAGTGTGTTGCAGACCAAACTTTGTATAGCAATCTGCTACTTTTCTGATTCGTTTCTCCATACCTAGTATCTACACTATGTATAGCTGAAAGCAACTTAATTATCACTCAATGATAAATAGATTAATAATCGTAATATGATGCATATAAAGTTCCCTCAATCCTAGATGACCAAGATAAGTCAATATCCTCTGCTAACTTGCCGATTGTTTTACCAGTAGAATATGATTTATCTAAAATATCATATTTGCCATTTGATTTAGGTTCTATGAAACCAAAATAAACTATTTTAGATTTTTTGCATTGTACTACACCAAATCTATTATCAGCACCTGTATAAATCATATTTCTAGGTTTATACATTCTAATTAAACCATTACTTGATGCAATCCTTGATATTATACCAACACATCCACCAAATCTAATTGATACAGGAGTTTTTTTAATTTCGTTTTTTTTATATAATCCTATTTGACCATTACCATATAAACTACCTACAATAGAAATTTTAGCTGATTGACCTATAAAAAAATTAACTCCTAAATAAGGATCTCCATTTTGAATAAATTGATTAAAGTATTTTGCTAATTGTTCAGCTAATTCTAAAGCACCAAAATAATGTGGAGAATTTTTTGGCTTATTTATTAACCTACTAATTTTAACTCTCATATTAGCTTGGTCTTTTTTAAGGTAAGTAGCTTTTATAAAATCGTCTGTAGTTTTATTGTATTTTTTTTTTAAAAATTCTAATCCCTCTTTTCTAAAAACATTATTTAAATAATTCATGTAATCAGTTTTATACACCATATTTAAATTATATTCAGTCATATTATTAACAATATATTGACCTTATACTGACTTGATATTGGTTGCAACATAATTATCATTGAGTATTAAATACTATAGTGATTCATTTTTTTAACTTTAAATGATTCTAAATTATGAGAGAAAAAGCAAGTAAAATAAGGGTTTTTAGTAGTTGAAAATTTTTTTTCTAATACTAGGTATTGTTGGTGGTGAGGTTGATCCTACCATTAGTCTTATAAAAATACCTATATCCACAGAGATAAAACGAATCTCTTGTGAAGAAGCTTTTGAAAAACATACTACCTGGAAATTAAATCCTCATTACGAAGTAGGTAATGGTGAGGTTTGGGGTTATCACACACATAAAGATAAGCCTGTCATCTTACATTTTTGCAAAGACAAAAAAGGGAATTGGGTAAGATGAGTCCAGAAATAGAATTAGATTTATATGAGATAACTACTGCAGCACAAACTGGTTTATTAAGAGTTACTGAAAGCATTAAATTAAACCAGGATTGGGGTCATAAATATTCTGGCACATTAGAAGATAAAATTTCAAAAAGTATTAGTGGAGCTATGGCAGAGATCAGCTTATGCAAGTATTTTGGCATACCATTTGAGTTTCATACAAATGTAGGTTCAGCTCCTGATGTTAAATACAAAAATTATAATATCCAGGTTAGATCACAAACAGTTAAAAAAAATAATAACAACTCACTTATTATTAGACCTAATGGTGTAAAGCCAAATGAGATTTATGTATTTATATTAAGTGAAGCTCCCAAATTTACTATTAAAGGTTTTATAAATAGTTCTGCTGTAATTGGTAAAGATAATTACTTAACAGACTTTAACCTTGCTAGACCTAAAGTTTGGTCAGTACCTTTAGATATTTTATCACCAATTTTATTATTAAAGGATGGAGCATGGAATTAAATGTTCTTGATTTATTTTCTGGCATTGGTGGTTTTAGTGTTGGCTTGGAAGCTACAGGAAAATTTAAAACTATTGGATTTTGTGAACAAGATAAATTTTGCCACAAAGTCTTACATAAACATTGGAGTGATGTTCCAATTTATGAGGATATTAAAAAATTAGATGGAACAAAAATTAAAGCAGATGTCATTGTTGGGGGATTCCCATGCCAAAGTTTCAGTATTGCTGGTAAGCAAAAAGGCAAAGATGATGAACGATACCTCTGGGATGAAATGTTTAGAGTCATTAAAGAGGTTAAACCCAGATGGATTATTGGCGAAAATGTCCAAAACCTTACTAACATCTCAAATGGAGAAATCTTGCAA